TCCTCCGCTAACCTGATCGTTAAGAGTTCTGACAGCCCTGCCAATTTCATTTACGGGATACAAACGTTGATTTGCGTTACGTATTCCGCCTTGAATAACAATACCCTTCATATGAAGAGTTTTGCCATCTTCGGCAGACTCAACTATCATTTTAGCCTGGTCGAAACTAAGACTCTCTGTTAAGAAATTCATCTGTTGTCCTTACCTTCTTGCCTTACTTCTTGCGCACAGTAGTTTTGATTGTACTACCAGCGCCTCTGTCGGCAGTTTCTGGCTTGCCTTTCTTTTCGGCGCCATGACCTGGTTCATTCTTCTTAAAAGAAGATTTCCCAGCCTTCCCGCCTGGAACGTTTATATTCCCTGCGTTATCTGTTTTTGGGTTACCTTTAAACACACTTTGGCCCTTCAAGTGACCCTTGTTTGCTTCAGTTGGAGTTTCTGTGTCTGTGCGTAGTATGTTAGCAGATGATCCTCCCATGTCATTCTTCGAAGCAACTGTTGACTTGGAGTTTGCTCCGTTGTCGCCGCCAATTTTGGAACCTAATTCACCGCCTTGAACTTTTTCAACATACTCGCGCATTTGTTCGCCAGCGCTTTTTGGTCCTCTTGGAGATTTTGATGATTCATAAGCAAATGATTCTTCTTCAGCTTCGTCTTCTTCAGCTTCTTCTTCTTCGCCTTCTTCTTCGCCTTCTTCTTCTTCGTCATTTCCAAATGGATTTGCTTCGTCATCGCCGTCGTTGCCGATTATGTCTTGAAATTCTGATCTTAGCTTTTCCAATGCATCTGCAAGGTCATCAATTGCTGCCAATGGGCCGGCACCACCCTCGTCGTTCATCATGTCGTCCATGCCATCGTCTGGATCCATTTCACCGTCTTCGTCGTCCATGCCAACGTCGCTTATCATGTTATCAGTAGCGTCGCCGCCCATCATTGATGGATCTTCTTCGGACATATTGTTAAGACCAAACATTTCGTCTAGGTCTTCCTCGTCGTCCTTGTCTTCGTAAGAGCCTTCGGATACTTCCTCGTCATCAAGATCGTCCTCTTCAGCTTCGTCAAGGTCGTCCTCTTCTTCTTCATCTAGATCTTCGTCTTCATCAGACTCGATGATATTTTGATAAATTGCTCTTGATTTCTCTACCACAATCTCGTGGAATAATTCTTCGGCACCGGCTCTGTCTTCATTAATAAGACGCTCTACCATTTGTTCAAATTTGCTACGTTCAGTCATGTTGTTCTCCTGTATGTCCAAGGCTGTCAATTGTATTTACATACAATTAAAAAAAGTATGCCGAAATGGGCCCAAACGAGCCCATTCATTTATTTACCTTATACTAGTCTAAATCTCTTCTTAAAATTTTCAACTGTTATATGAGTAAGATTAGGTATTCCTATTAACGTGTCGGGTATAAATGAAGTTGCTGTTTCAATTACACGTATGTATTTAACCGTTGTATTTCTTTTAATGCAACTTGTTGTTTGTTTTTGCCAGTTTCCAAAGTAAGTTGCTCTGTCGTTGACATTTTTATAGTTAGCCGATCCCGAGTACACGTTGTTCACTAATTCATTTTTGTTTCCAATACCTTTGTAATCAAATCCTAAAATATAAATTGTTTTATTTTCGTGGGTGCTTGCTAAATTTAATGCACTTGGGCCGCTGCTCCATCCTAAGTTCGGGTCAAATAAATTTAATCCTACAATCTCTTTTGAGTATTTGTTTGTATTAGTCCACACAGAATGTAGTTTGTGATACCCAGCAGTTGCAATTTCTCTAACCATCTTAGTATCAACTGCAATCAGGTAGTCGGGCGAAAATTCTCTATACAGTGCGTTGCAGCCATATGTAATTCCATGAATTCCAAGGTCAAATGGATTGATACTCTGTCGACTAACCCCGTTGCCTAACACAAATGCAACACTAGTGTATGTGGTTGTTGGAATTATTTTTTCAACAATTAAGTTTTGTTCACGGATTACAGCTTTTTCGTCACGCTTCCTGTTTTTACGTTGTTGTGTTGTTTCGTTTGGTAAAAGATCTTTGGTCAAAAGAATCTCCTTACATTGGAGGTTGCTCTTGCATCTGCGCAGCAATGCCGTACATTGCTTTAATGTGATCCAAGTCTTTATTAGCTTCTTTTCTATGCATGTCGTCTGCGCGCCGGGCCTTGTTTATGTCTTTTAAGGTAAGTCTCGTTTTGCGCAAGTCATCAATGTCCATAATGGAATCGTCTTCGCCTGCGTCATAACGTTCGTCGTCAACGGGCTCCATTGTCTCTTTGTCAAAGTAATATAATTCACGTATTATCATACTATTATTTATGACCCAAACGGCGCATTGCCGCCTTGTGTATCTGCAGATGCTCCAGGCGATGCACTTGCGTCACCGGTTGTATCATCTAAGTCTATATCAGAGTCTGGTCCATCTGCTGCACCCATGTCTGCACTAATATCTGCGCCTGTAATGCCAGCATCTCTCATTTGAGAGCTTGCATCTTGCTCGCCTGTTTCAAACTCATCTTCGTTTTCTTCTCTCCAAAGCTTTTCGTTGGTGGCAATTTCTTCCTTGGACAATCCTAAAAATCTCTCTAACGCAAAACGGTTGGCAATAAACGGAACAGCTTGCATAGATGAGAAAGTTGAAATTCTATTGCTGTCAAGTTCTGCTTGTCGATAGCTTGCAAAGTTTTGCGGTGGCTGTAATTTCAGATCAAACATTGCAACATCGATGTTGATGCCTTTTTGACTTAGATAAAGTTTAAATTCTTTGTTAAACACTTCGGCAACAAGGCTCTGTAGTCGTTCACAATAGTTGTTGAAGCGTAGCTCTTGAATGTAAGCAGTACCAACACGTCCGTCATTGAATTGGCTTGCACTATCATCGGCACCGGTTGGAAGGTACGAACTGGGAATACGAAGACCGCGTAACAATTTGTTGGTAAAGTATCTTAAGTCGTCAATCTCTCCAAGGTTGGTACCGCCCGGAAGTGTTTCAACTTTTGATCCTCTACCTTCACTGTTGTGAACATATATTCCAGCTGCTAGTCCAAACCAATGGCTGTTACTGTCACTTAAAACAGTAATATCTCCAGTGTCCATAGTTTCAGTTAACCATTCAATAGCCGCAACTTTGTGATTTTGTTTGTTAGAGAACTTACTATGCTGACCAGTATAATCTTTTTTCCAATCGCCAAATGTTCTATATCCTACTACTCCTACAATCTTGTTAAGAGTAGTATCAGTAACCTGTAAGTTGCTGCTTTTATTTTTGTCTCTCTTTAAATTTGTATTTGCATCTTTGAATGATTGTTGAAATTCCTCGTTATTTTGAAGATGCACTGATAACTTAGAAATACTATCATTGCCAGTATCAAATGCTTCCTTCATTTTATTAAACATGTTTATTGAGAAGTTTATTGTCTTAGCAGCTGAGTTTTTGTTTCTTGATAATTGTAATGACTTGTAAACAGACTGTCTTGATTCTCTTGAAATTTTAGACCATCCAGCTAACGCATTTTTTTGATTGCGCTTACTGATTTTTTCCATAAAGCAACTATCCGAATTGGCATACAAGTTCTTCATTCCGTCTAATAACTTTTGTCGAGATTCTGGATTACTCCACTGCTTATTAATGCTGTATGAACCTGCATTCCTATGTAATTCAATATGATCCGCAGTTAACAGTACTTGTAAATTAGTCGGATTATTGTTTTTGCTGTTAAAGTCAACATGGTGAACTTGAGTATCTTTTCCCGGCTGCTTGTTTGCCACAGTAGCATGAACAAACTTAATACTTCCTTCGTTGTTACTACGGTACCTTGTGTATTTTTTATTTTTTTGTTTTGGACCAGAATATCCATCGCGCAATTCTAGCGGCATTAAGCTGTCATTGATTAAAAGATGCTGAGCTTCTACTTCTCTACCGTCGCGCATAATGAACCTATGATCAGGCGTAGAGGTGATGGTTTCACCGTTGTCCAGTGTTATCTTTAAAACTTTAGCATTTTTACGAGTGATACCAGCCCACTTGATTTCAGCTGATTCCATTTCATGAGTAATGTTGCTCAACCCATAAGTCCAATTACGCTTGCCATTTTTATATTCTAAAATTATTTCATCTAACGTTAGCGTCCTTCCGTCTAATAACGGTATTGGTGTTTCTAATGAAAGGCAGGTCTGGGGGAAGAAATAATCCTCATTGATAGACAACGGATTGTATGAACTATCAATAACAGTTTGACCTCCGCCTGTCTTCGATGGAATTCGTCTTTGGTGAATTTCTGTTTTTACTCTTTCCACAAACTGCATAGCAAGGTGACTTGGCATGTTGCCAACGTCTACATAAAATACTCTGCGCTCTGGCGCACGCTGAACGCGGTAGATGATGATTGCATCCTCTAGTAATTCTTTTTGCTTGTAAACTTTGAAGATGCTTTCCAGCAAACTGTTGCCAAACGGATAGTTTTGATCCATTCCTTCGCTAAGAGACATGTGTATAACATGTTCTGCATCAACTGCTGTCTCGTTCGATTCGTTTGAGAATCTACTTGTGTTCAAATCTGGTGTACTTCCGGGTGCGCCTCCGCCGCTGCCCATAGACGGTCCGCCCATGCCTCCTGCGCCGTTTGGTCCGTATGCATTAGTGGTGTTTAGCTTGGTCGCCGACAAGCTTTCAAATGATATGTTTATATCCTTAACCATGTATTGCTCTGGACGCTTGCCTTCACTTTCGTTTACAATAATTTTACTCAAGTTAGCAGGATCAACATGGAACCACTTTTTGGTTTCAGGGTCTCTTAGGAAAAATTGGTCACCATACTTGAAAATATTTCTAATAATTCTAAACATACGAGTTTCAAATTCTTGTAATTTTGCCCACCGGTGAAGATACTGACTTAGAATTTGCACTTCGCTGTTAGTAGGCGCGCCATTGTATTCAATTTTAAATGGTGTGTTGTTTTCTTTGTTCTTTTGAGTGCAAAACTCAGCAAGGATGTCCAATGCTGCATTTATTTCAGAATCACTGTCCATGGTGTTGTATTGTCCGTAGCGTTCAACACGGTTTGGATTGCCAACATAAACGTCTGGAAGATGTGAACTATAATTAGAGGCAGCAGGACCGAGCCCTTGTCCTTTTGAGAAACTAAAAGGACTATAGCTGCCTCCCTGATTCATGCTTGTCGGAACAGGCGAGAAGTATTTTTTCCACGACATTTTATATTACCTTAATTTTTCTAATCACAAGCCTGCACCCTTGAACATATCTGTTCCTAGTCCGCGTAGGCCTTTTCTTGTTCTTTCCTGAACTGCAACACCTTGTTGTGTTGCTCCCAGCAATCTTAATATGTTACTATTTAGCTCATTTAGTGCAGTTATTACGCCAGTTTGGTTATTACCAGAGTCTGTAGAAATCATTTTTGTCTGCTGTGACAACAGCTTTTCTACTACATCTTCTATGTCAGTATCAGAAGTTGCAATGTTGTGCATTACAGCCGGTGTTGACCTACTAGGGCTCTGAAAACCGTTTGTACTGTTTTGTTGGTCAAAGAAACTTGCTAACATTTCACCAGCAGGCGAATTTCTTGGAACAACTGCTTCTGATCCGTGCAACATAACCGGTGTGCCGCCGCCAAATTGTTCAAATCCGTCTGTGCCTTGCGAAT